GGTTGCCTTGCCGTGTTCTTAGGACATGGGGCCCCTTGAGGATAACATGTTTCTGGGGAGTGATTTCCCTAGTCGTGAGTTCTTCAGGCTGAAATGCCTGCGGAGATTCATACCTCCCCCCTTCTCTCCCCTCTCCACTTCACCGTCAGGAACACATTAGCGCATGATCACGCGCAATGGCACTAACCTGCCCCGAAAACACGGGGAACATTGTTGTCGGATTTTGGATGATGTTTCTTGCCTCATTGTTGCGGATTCATCTATGCACCAACTTTTAGACTTCGTGTTTCCCGTGCTGCTAGAGCGAAAGACTCGCGGCTCGGTGGGTATGATCAACAATGCAAAGCCTAGCCAGGTGGCGATAAGCTGGCAGCTTTATCCCGAGATAAGCACGGGGTCAAACAACAATGAAAACCGGTGTGATGACCACATCTCCGAAAGGGGACGAAAACATTCTGGGTTTGAACGACAGTAGCGACGTCAAAGCGGTGTGCCCTCCCAGTCTGAGGGTTGTGTCAATGCAAAAGTGCCCGGCCGCTGTCCTAGCAGGACCATCTTTTGATGTGACCGGAAGTCCGTGTGGTGACGGAGAGCTTGCAAAGCCTTGGACAAGCGATGCGAGCAGTGTTTCACCTGAATTTTCACGCCAAGATGCGACGAGTTTCTCAGTCGAATCGCGTGATTGTGACGAAGGCTGTGCTCCGAGTGCGGAGCCAGCGGGGAGAGTTGAATGGACGCGAGACGTTTTGCGAGAGCGTCTCAGGTTCGAACCACCTGATCAGTGGATCTTCGAACGCGTCAACCGGGATATTGTCCGTGCTCTTTTGGGGCATGGGTGTCTCTTGGATCCGACGATCAAGACGTTGGATTCGGAAGTGAGGAGAGCTTCCGTAGAGACAGACGTCCCGTCCTCGGTGCTTCTGGCATGCATTTTGTATGTCAAGCGTGGGCTTGTGAGTGAGTCTTGGCCTGGTGGGTACGGGCCGAAGATTCGTAAACTCTTTTCCACGTGCCAGAAGATCCTTCGAGATCGCAGCTCTTCTTTGGGAGAGCGCCCGAGGGAAGCGGCCAAGTTCATTCTGAGGCGTGCTTACCCCTCTAACCCGGTCTTCAGACGTGCATATGAAGTTTCGCTCGGCACACTTTGGTCGGAGATCGGAGTCGCAATAGTCAAGCTGCCTAAGGGCGTCATCTTTTGTGATGCCGGCAATGCTTGCTTGCGAGAGTTGCAGACTCTGTCTAGCAACATCACCTCGCAGAAAGGTAGGCGCGAATCCGCCCTTGCGAAAGCGTTGGAATCGCATGTTGGCGATCTCGACGAATACGACACATTCCGCGATGCCCTACTCGGGGAAAAAGAAGAACGAGAGAACATGTCTTATGCCAGGTTGAGAGCTGTTGCTCTCAAGATGCGGAATGCTAAGTTCTCAAAGAACTTGAGGAACTCGAAATTTTCGAGGCTCCAATTGCGCCGTGACGAGGCAGCTCGCGTGCGTCGCATGAAACGAGGCAGCCCCACTGGATGGGATGATTTGGCGCAAGCAGTCTTCGAAGCTCTACGGCCTCACGCTACGACATGCGGAGTGACAGCGTACAAGTTGCGTTCTGTAAATGTTGCCAATGGCAATATCGAAAACCGAAAACATTACAGCCTTTCCCGTCACGCCGCAGACCCCGATCTTTTTGCTGCGCGCGCACAAGAAGCCTTTCGGCAATTCACTGACGAAGACACATGCGCAGTTCTTTTCGTCGTATACAGGAACGGGACTCGCCATACCATCCGTTTGATTCACACTGACTTTGGATCGCCAGCGCTTTCCGGCAGCAGTTCTGACGCGCTCAATGGGTGGCACGGCTCTTTTGGGGATACCGATGGCCATTGGGCGCTGTTCGTGTGTGTGATCGCTGCGCTTTATGCCAGTGTCATACAACTTCCTGCGGCTGCATTTTTCACTCGCCGCGTGCTACGTTCCATTCGCAAAGTTTTCTTTGCAATGCGGGTGTTCGTTGCCTGCGCTTTCGTGTTCAAGAGTCAGCTGAATGGCAGCCACGGAGAAGCGACCAACGAGGACGACTTGGAATATTCAACAACCATAGCCCTCTGCTTTCTTGCCTTAGGTTATGTCGGGGGAGATTGGTTGGTCCGCCTCGTCACCGGATCCTTGCTTGCGCTATCATTACCTTTTGTTGTTCCAGTTGGCTTGTGTAAGAGCGTGGCAACGAGATTCATGACTTGCCTGCTCATAGCATTCTCGGTTGTTGACATTGCTCTAGTTCCGTTCATCTATGTGCTGCCTAGACATGTGCGCCAGGCGTCCGTTGTCGCCTTTGTCGCTGCACTGTCGTGTCACACAGGCGTTCACACGGCGATACTCGCCTACAGCCTATACAACGTCGCAGAATTCTGTGAGACGCTTCTTTCAAATGCTGCCGCCACGTACCTTTTGGGGCTTGATTGTGTGCGTACCATCATTGAGAATGTTGAAACTGAAGCCCATGACTCAAATAATCCCAACAAATTCTTGGCGTTATGGTGCGCATGCTTGTTGAGGCGTGTCGAGGAGAATAGGTTACGCGTGCAAAGATTTGCGACATTGGCCGCAAGTCTCGTGTTCATCTCATGCCACTGTCTGTTTGTAACCTACTGGTTTGTCATGTGGGTTTATGAGCGAGGCATCAATGGACTCAACGGGTCGTTCACGGGCAAAGACGACGTGAAGGGCAAGAAGGACCAGGATAAGAAGCGCCAACCTAAGAGAGAGGAGAACGCCAATGCCTTGCCAGGGGCCGTTGTGGATGCAGCGCGTGGGGCGATCGATGCTGTTGAGCAGCTCCGCAAAGACAACAATGAATCCAAAGACAGTGTCAACCCCAAGCCTGACGGCCCTGAAGTCGTCCAAGCTATGCCTAGTGTGCAAAGTTTGGGCAGCCAACCAGATCGCGGCACAAAAGATCCTGTGGATGTTACATTCACCTACTTCACACGCTTCAATGAGCCCATGCACGTATTGCCAGACGGCAGTGCTTGCGCCCTTTCGCGACATGCCACGGCAGCAGGAGTGCTGGGGGACCTTCTTAAGACAGAGTTCAGGGATAATGTCACACCGTCATTCACCAATCTTTTGTCTAAGGTTTTTCCCGGCATCGCTGCCAATCCATTGTCTCCTTCTTTCACAGAAGCCGTCTGTGATCTCACGGACATGATCGTTCAGTCAATGGGAGATCGTGTCCGACATGAGCACGACTCGCGCCTTGCGCGGCAGATCAAAAATATCGTGCACTATGGTTATGTTCAGAATGACGTAACCATCGTTAGCGAGGACGCGAAGGCAGCGGGCGTTGCCGCAGTGGACTTACGTCATCCGAATCAGAGGCGCGATAAGCTGCTTACGCCGCAACACCTGGTTCGCATCAAAGTGGTGCGACGCACCCTCCACCCTTTGCGTTACGGCGTTATGGCGGCGATTTCGAAAGCATTCGACACGAGATTGGAAGTTGACAGGTTTGAATATTTGTGCGAGATGAATCGAGTCTCTGACGTCGTCTCTAGCACGCTTCCTCACAGCATTGCCACTGGCGACATTTCGAATTTCGTGAAAATGGCCCAGCTTAAGCTATTGTCCTTGCCGAATTATGTCAATGAGAGTGTGGCAGACAGCATGGTGGAACACAACAATGTGTTGGTAGAGGCACTGTTGTGTCGCAGTGCTAGCAAAATGCCAATCATGTGGGAAAACGTGAGCCCATCAGTCAAACGCACCATCTGATGGGGTACACTCATGGTCACTATAATGTGAAAATGAATGTGCCATGTCAGATGAATGTAAAGATAAAGCGTCGATGTGAAAATTCTTTTATTGCAGGGTTCATGAGGGGTTTTTCTTTTGTAGATACTTTTTATCAAATGCCTGTTGTTTCCCCGTTTTTTCCAAATGTAAATTCCACCACCAACATGATTGCTAGCACTTTCCACCGCTATGGCCGGGCCATGCCGAATGTGAATAGGAACAGGGCGCTGGAGTTCTTGGAATTCAGCAAGAAACTCATTCGTGAGGCGTGGCCGAGTACATTAAAGCCTGGTGACGTGCCTGGTGTTGAAGAATGGCTAGAAAAGAGCTCCTATGGTCTCAGCCGACAGGAGGCGCTGAAAAGTTGTCTTAATGACCTACTTAATGGAACTTCGCATGATCCCATAGACACAGTCAAGAGCTTTTTGAAGCGCGAGGAATACATGGAGCCCAAACAGCCACGTAGCATTAATTCCTTCAGTGATGAAAGCAAAAGTGTACTAGGCCCTCTTTTTAAGGCGATTGACGCCCTCACGTTTGGGAAAACCGCCAATTTCAGCCGCGAATTTGCCAATAACCGTGGGTCAAAGTTTTTCGTAAAAGGCAGTCGACCTGACACCTGGCCCAAGAGAATGTTCGATCTTTTCGGACGCGAACCTGTGTATAATACAGATTTCAGTTCTTTTGAAGCACATCATAGTGGCGTTTTCGCCAAAGTTGTGTACTATTGGTATTTACACATGATCCGAGATCTAAAACAATCGACTGTCCTTAAAGACCTCGTTGCCCATTTGATGCTAGGGCTGCGAAACATCAAATTCAAACACATTAGCGTTGAAGTGTTGCAGCGTCTCATGTCCGGTGCTCTCTGGACGAGCAGCGCCAATGGTGTGTTAAATTTTTGCATCAACGCCTTTGTCATGTCGCGTGGCAAGGGCCGAACCCAAGATGAAATGATTGAATGGGTCCTTAGAGAATTCAAGGCGCTGTTTGAGGGTGACGATGGCATTTTTGCTGTCGGAGATCATGTTGCCCGTGTCGGTGACAACATCTATGCGGAGCTCGGCATCGTGTCTGAGCCTTTTCAGAAGATGTTTTGCGCCGACTTTACGGAAGCAGGATTCTGTTCTATCACCTGTGCCATGCCGAGTGATGACGGCAAATTTGAATTAGTTAAAGATCCCTACACCTTCCTACGCAAATTCATTTTTCTTGGCGACGAGTGCTACCAAAGGGGTGAAAAATTTTGCAAGAGCATGTACAGAGCGCGTGCTCTTTCTGCGCTTTCACTTTACCCCAATGCGCCCGTCATTTCAAGCTTATGTCGAAGAATATGTGATCTGACATCAGGCTACGACGTCCGTCCTTGTCAATGTGTCATTGATGAACGGAAACGTGAGTTTGTTGAGGATGCGATCAACCGCAAACTCTACAGACGCCCTGTAGAAGATGTCAGTGACATGGCGCGCCGGCTGGTCGAGAGAAACTTTGGGATTCCCTCGGAGAATCAAATCGAACTTGAGAAATCGTTTGATTCCCAGCCCGACTTCAATTTCAAATTCGACATGATGCTACTTCGGCCGTCGGCGGTCACACTCGCCCACAGTGCAAATTTTGTGACGCTCGACCCGAAGTCGTGGACTTCACCACCCAAACACCACACGCATCCACTTATCGTGAATGCACTGGAGTCAGGGGTCCGCAATCTCAAGTCTGGCATTCGTCAGCGGAGAATGAGGGATGCTGCTTTGCGACATCTCTCTTTCCCCGTTGTGTGAGCCAGCACCAACAACAACAATAACCCAATGAGAGAG